GCTTAAATGGTCTTTACCTGATTATACCCCAAGGGGCCACAATAAAAGACATATCAGACCACCAAGGCATTTTAGATGTAGATCAGTTTTAGTTCCTGTAATTGCAGGGATTGAAGAAATTGATAAGAAAGCAAAAAAGATGGGGTTGGAAATAGAGCCAACCATTAGGGCTTCCAATAGTGGGCCTGTTGCAGCCCGTAAATTAAATGATACAGGTAAAGACATGGAAGCTTGGTTTAAAAAACAATCTGCAGCATCTCAAAATGAAATGATTGGAGTGGGGAAGGCTGAAATTTGGAGACAAGGGAAGGCTTCACTTTATCAGATGGTAAATCAAGATGGAGAGGTTTTGACACTTAGAGAAATCAGAGAGCAGATTGAAACCAACTCTTTAACTCCACTTCCCAAACCTTACAGAAAAAGGAATAAGAAGTGACCATTTTAGTAACCTGTATAAAATGCCAAGAAAGGCTAGAGATTAGTTTAGTTAATAGGCGCAATGTTTGTTTAAAATGCCAACCACCACTAAAGAAGAGAAAAAGGAAATAATGGCGTTAAAAACTTATATAAATTCCCTTGAAGAAGTAGATGAGAATTTACACAGTCTTTACAAGCCGAAAGGAGATGGGTTTGCTTTAGATGTGGAAGGAGAGCAAGACCGACAAGCTTTGAGAGAAAAAGTAAAAGAATTCAGAGATAACAATACAAGATTGCAGGAACAGCTTGAGCAAATGCAGGGGCGTTTTTCTTTAGTTGAAGATTTAGACCCAACAGATTTGAAAGCTGCAATTGAAGCGCACAAGGCTGTGAAAGAGAAAGAAATGATCCCTGCGACTGAGATGGATAAGCTGATGGCTCAAAGGCTTCAAGCAGAGCGCAAGAAATATGAATCTGAGCTTGAGGAGTCCAAGAATACAGCCTTGAGGCTACAGGGAGAGATGAACAGAATGCACATTGAAAAGACCATCACAGAAGGTCTGAATAAGGTGGGTCAGCTTCAAAAGGGGGCTTTATCTGATGTGTTGAGAAGAGCCCAAAATGAAATTGATGTGAAAGAAGAAAGATTAATTGATCGTTCAACAGGCTTGAGCCTTGACCCTGTTGATTGGGCAAATGAGTTATTAAAGAACAGCCCTTATTTCTTCAGTCCCAATACAGGGGTCAACAGCAGAGGGAGCAGTTCAGAATCTGCTAAAATCAACCCTTTTGCCAAGGAGACTTTAAACCTGACTCAACAGGCTAAACTTTATCAAGAAAACCCAACAGAGGCCAAAAGGCTTGCAGCAGCAGTAGGAATTGAGCTTTGAAATCAGAAAATTTTAATGGAGCATGAAAGGGGCAAAATGCCAAAACCAACCAAGGCAATTCAAGCAGCAGCAAGGAGGGCTAGGAAATTTAAATCTGAAGGAAAAGCTAAGGGTGCAGGGACATTAGTTGGTTGGAACAGAGCCGCACAATTAGCAAAAGGCGAGAATTTAAGTATGTCTACAATCAAAAGGATGTATTCCTATTTATCAAGGCATGAGGTTGATAAGAAGGGAAAGAACTTTGGTAATAATCAAACACCTTCAAAAGGCTATGTGATGTGGTTAGCTTGGGGTGGGGATGCAGCTTTTTCTTGGTCTAAAAGATTGGTGGAAGCTGATAAAAAGAAAAACTGATAAAAAACACTTGTTTTTTTATTTTATTATTTTAACACTATGTTTAAAGCAGCAGTTTCGGTGAGGCTGTAGCAAAAAAACACTTCCTTTCATTGTCACAGGGTGAATCTCCTGCGGGGCGGGCTTTATCAATCGCCCATAGTTTAACAAGATGTTAACACAGGAGACTTATCATGGCGGCAACCCGTCTAACTAATGTTATTGTTCCCTCCATTTTTACCCCTTACACAGTTGAACAATCAGATGTTCGCTCAAACCTGCTGAATAGTGGCATTGTCACAACAAGCCCTGCACTCAATCAGCTAGCAAGTGGTGGAGGAAGCACCTTCAATCTTCCTTTCTTCAAAGACTTGACAGGTGACTCAGAGGTTATTGAGGACAACACAGCCTTGACAGTTAATGCTATTGATGGGGATCAAAGCCAAATCGGGGTTGCTCTTAACAGAGCAAAATCTTTTGGCTCAAGCTTCTTAGCCCAATATGTCTCAGGGGAAGACCCCATGCGTGTAATTGGTGATTTAGTCGCTGATTATTGGGTAAGAGAAGAACAAAAGATTGTTATCAATTGTCTAAAAGCTTTATTTGGCTCAGGTGGCCCAATTGTCAGCAGTCACCTAGAAGACCAATCTTCAGCAGCATTAACAAACACAATGCTTATTGATGCCATCGCAAAAATTGGTGACAGCTACGATAAACTTTCTACCATTGTTTGCCACTCTCTTATTTATCACAGCCTCAGAAAGCTTGATCTTGTGCAGTATGTTCAAGAACCAAGTAATCTTCCGTTTCAATTCCCTACTTACATGGGAATGAATATTTTGGTGGATGATGGTGTAGAAGTTTCAGGTTCAGCTTATACAACTTATATTTTTGCGACAGGTGCATTTAGTAGAGGTGTTGGAACACTTGACCCTGATGATGCAACTGAGATTGATAGAGACAGCCTAAAATCTGAGGATGTTCTAATCAATCGCAGACGCTACATTCTGCACCCCAATGGAATGAAGTGGGTAGGGAGTCCTGCAGGTTCAAGCCCAACCAATAATGAATTGGCAACAGCAACCAATTGGAACAAAGTTTTTGAGAATAAGAATATTCCAATGGTAGCCCTCAAGTCCTTGGTTAGTGCTTAATCATGGGGATGATTAGTTTTAGACACCTTGAGGAGCAAAAGGAGCAGAAGAAAGCTGAAGAACAACCACAGCAAGAACCTGCTCCTGTAGCTTCCAAGGAAGAACCCACAAAAAAGGCTGTTAAGAGAAAATGAGCTTAGATGTCACCATAGGGGGTAATTCTGCAGAGTCCTACAACTCAGTAGCTGAAGCGGATTCCCGCTTTGGTGATGATCTTTTTTTTGGGGATATTTGGTCAGCTTTGACTACCACAAAAAAAGAACAATGGCTCAGGTTTTCAACAAGGTCTTTAGATTTGATTGACCAATGGCAGGGAGTAAGACAATCAGATTCTCAATCTCTTGAGTTTCCCCGAATTGATTATTCTCCTCATTTAAAGTCTGCTTATCAAATTTATAAGCATTTGAGGGAACACCCACTTCAAAGGCTTTTTGAACCAAACACAATCCCCGATAAAATTAAAGAAGCTCAATATCAGATGTTGATTTTTCTTTACAATAGCAAAACAGATTCTTCTGCTTTGGATGGGGCTGAAATTAAAGAGTTAGAGGCTCTGAATAGTTTGGTTGTTTTAAAGTATGATACGGCAAGAAAAGACAGCAGAGTTAATGCAACAGGGCAAGGCTCAATCAGCACAGTTAAAGCTTTGGTTGTAGACTATACTTTAGCAACTCATTGGTACAGATCATAATTGGGGGAAGTGAGCAGACACACTTTTACATGGAAGTTTAGCCCCCTTTGGATTTTTGGTAGAAATGGCAGCATTAAACACCATTAACAAAACCATTACCCAACTTTTCTCCAATAAGGGAGTTGGGGGGCTCAAACTAACTCAGGCCGCAACCTTACACTTGCAAACTCAGGGTTCTTACTCACCTTCCACAGGTGGTATAACAGGTGGAAATTATTATGATCCTGTAGCAGGGACTTATTCAGCATCAACAGCCCAAGATGTTTCTGTAATCCAAAGGTTAGACAGAAATTTTCAGAGTACACAGGGCAAAGATGCTGCTCTGAATTTGGTAATTAAGCCTCTTTCAAATGTGTACCCCAAGGATTTGATAGGGGTTCAGATCACTTTTCAAGCCCGTAACTTTGGAATCAACCAAGTTACACCAATAAATTTAGGTGAATCTCAAATTGTTTGGGAGTTGGTTTGTCAATAGAACAGAAAGGGATGGACACAGCAGCAAGTGAATTAAGGAAAAAACTCTTGCAACAAATTAGAGGTGTGGCCTTGCAAGGATTTTCAGAAATTATTCAAGGTTCTCCTGTAGACACAGGAAGATTCAGAAGCAATTGGCAAGCAAGCCTTGGAAGTAGACCCACAGGAGAAGTTGAAACTACACCTTATCAAAAAAATCAACCTGCAACACTTGAGGAAGTTCAAAAAATTAACAGTGAATTAAAAGGATTAGGTGAAACTGAATCCAATATTTATTTCACTAATAATTTACCTTATGCTGAACCTTTAGAAAAAGGCCATAGCTCACAGAACCAAGGGTTTGTTGCAAGAGCAGTTAGGAACATGGAAAAAAGGTTTTCAGTCTTATGACAACTGTTACACAGGTTGAGAATGGGGTTTTATCACACTTTGCAACAGAGTGGGGTAGTAGAACAGAAATAAATTGGTCTTCTCAGAATGCTGCATTTGAGACAACAAAGCCAAGAACAAGCTTTACTGATAATGACACATTTTGTGCGCCTGTTTTACAGCAAGCTTCTGCCATTTCTGCAGAGTTCCCAATAAGTGGAAGTGTAAAAAGGTTAACTTATCAGTTGAATTTAAACCTTGTGACCAAACCTCAAAAAGGAGTCACTACAATACAAGGCCATTTAGAAGAGATTAGAAATATTTTTGAATTAAAAACATTGAAAATAGGTGATGCAGTTTTGCAGTTTGAAATGTTGCAAACTTCTGCAGGATTCAACTCACCAACAGGGGATATTTTTGAAATTCCTTGTTCTATTTTTTTTGAGACAACCATTTAACTAACTTAAACATGGAGTTTTAAAAATGGCGCTTCCTTCCCGCTTTTTAAGGGTTCAATCATCTCAGCCTTATTTTACAACCGAAACGACAGCAGGTAATTTTGTTGCCCCCTCAGGAACAAATGCTTTTGCTACTTCAGAATATATTGATCTGTCTCAAAGCTATAACACTTCCTCAGTTACTGAAGTTGGTGAAAGGCTTTTACAAAATCGCTCAGTTGTTAATTATGCTGAAAGGTCAACCTTTGACATTCCTTTTCTGATCAAACCAAGTGGATCCGCAGGGACAGAGCCTGCAGAGGATTTTTTGCTTCAGCAAATTTTCGGGACTAAAACAACTGCTGCAGGTTCAGTAAAATACACAACTTCAAGGGTGAGCAATACTTTTCAAATTGCTCAGGTAACTGATGTTTACAAGCTGTGTGTGGCGAATGGTTGTGTTGTAGAATCAGCTTCTTTGGATGTTAGCAGAGAAGGAGTGCTTTCAATGTCTTGCTCCGCAAGAGCCCAAAGGGTTCGCTATGGTGGGGCATTAGAGCATGATGGAGGGGCTTCAGTTGCTGTTAATGACACAGGGGCAACAGTGACTTTTACAGTTGGAACAGGGCAAGTAGCTGCAGATTCCTTATTTAATGGGATGACTGTAAACGTGATCACTAGCTCAACAGGGACTGTTAAAAATACAGGGCTTGCTACAGTTTCAAATGTATCCACTTCAGCAGGAACCTGTACCCTCACAGCAGACACAGGTGACACATTCACTTTTGATAGTGGTGATGAGGTTAGACCGGCTTTTGCTAGTCCCTCTCTTTCAACCTTCTCCCCACTTTCTGCAGGAATTTCAAAAGTATTTCTAGGGAATAATAATGCTGCAATTGGTACAGGGGCAGGAGAAATTTTCAATTCAGCTAATGAGTTTTTGGCAACTTCATTCTCAATGAGTTTCAACAAAAACCTTGGCGACCCCGGGGTTTCCGAATTAACAGGAGATCTCTACCCTGCAGCATCTTATGTCTCTCAAGATTTTGCAGTTTCAGGAAGCGTTGAATTTATTACAAGACCGGACAAAGTGGCAAAATTTGCTGAAATTATTAGAAAGCAATTTGTTTCAATTGGGTTGCAAATGGGAGACACTGCAGGAAGTATAATTAAAATCGCAATTCCTTCTGCAATGGTGACAATTCAAACACAGGGAATTGACGGCGCTATGGGTGGGACTATTAACTTTGAGCTAGACCAAGGGACAAGCTCAACAGATGCTGCTGCCTTTGAGCTTGCCTATACCTAAAACTTAACAGGAAATTAAATTTAAATGGCTAAGGTTTCATCAGTTATTAAAACATCTCTCTCAGGGGTTAAACAAAAGAATGTTGTTCAAATCCCTTTTGCTGACACACAGTTAGAAATTGATGCAGTTTTTAACTGTGAGCTTCCCCCTCAAAGAATGGTAACAGATGCCTTGAGAGCATCAACCACAACAAAAGGGGGGAAGGATAGAACTGACCCAATGATATTTGCAAAGAAAATTTTTGTTCCTTGTGTGATGTCTTGGAGTTTTGAGGAGGATTGCACAGTAGAAGCTAAAATGGATTTTTGTGGGGATGATGCCGTTTTAAACAAAATGGCCCAACAAGTTTCCATGAAGCTAATGAAAATGGTGCAGCCTAACATAGATGAAGAAGAGGGAAATTAAATCAGTTTCTTGATGTCTTGTTAGAAAGGGCTGAGTACAAAGAAGATAGCCCTGTTCATGGGATTGAGCAGGGCATGAAATACAACAGCAGATTTTGTTGTAAAACTTCTGACAATATTTGGGAGATTGATGAAATAGACCCTCCCTGTGAAGTATGCCCTAATAATGTTATTTTGACTGAGAGAAACCATTTAGCAGTTTCAGCATTCAAAGATTTAGACCAAACAGGCCGAGACATTGGCTTTGATATTGGTTTTATTAGAGAAGAGGCAATTGATGCTTATCTAACCCGTTTTGACTGCAACACACCTCAAGTTTATGATGCCTTAATTTTCATAGATAGTGAGGTTACAAAAAGTCGCAGGGATAAAAATGAGTTAGAAAGAAAAAATAAACAAAAAACTCCCTCCAAAAAAGTAACGCCAAGGTCTAAAAATGGCCGCAGATAGCACGATAAATATAGAGATTGAGCTTCAACAAGCCCTTAGAAAACTAGATGAACTTCAGAAAGCTTTTGACAAACAATCTGAGCTTATAGACCAAGCCT